ACCTCATGAATGGGAAGATTATGATAAGTTTGGATAGTGCAATTATATATAGTACATGAGTTCTTATGAATATTTTCAAACTACCTTCGAAGAAATATATGACATTTGGAATGAAGACCTATGGCCGGGCAGGGTTAGTAAAATTCGTTGTATGAGTACTCTTATATGGAATTCTCATGTGTGGGAAGCTTCTGGTAATATTGAGATTACAAACGACCAATATATCTTTGACAAATATGAGCCCACCTTCTGGGCAGTAAGAGAGGATAAGGAGATTGTTGGCGTGAACAGCGGGTTCAGAACTGATGATGATATTTATAGGTCTAGGGGATTATATGTAAACCCCGAAAAAAGAGGAGAAGGATTGTCTAAACTTCTTCTCAAGCTAACAATACAGATTGCAAAAAAGGAAGAGTGTATGACTATTTGGACAATGCCCCGTAAATCCGCACTACCAGCATATGAAAGTGTGGGGTTTCGTAAAATTGGTGGATGGATAGATGAAGAGGTAGAATTTGGTCCAAACTGCATCGCAATAAACCAACTCTTATAAATATATGAAAAAGGATATCTTCACATGGCCATTCCTACATCCAAGTCAACATTCAAAGATTATTGCCTAAGAGCATTGGGTTCTGGGGTTATTGATATTAATATATCAGACGATCAGGCAGATGATCGCATTGATGAAGCTCTTCAGTATTTTGCACAATATCATTATGATGGTATCGAGAAGATGTATCTAAAACATCTGATTACCGCAGCAGATGTTGCAAGAGGAACAGCAAATATAACCTCAACGGGAACAGATACAGCAGATAGTACTATTACTGATACATTCCTAGAGGGTAGTAATTTTATTCCAATGCCTTCTGCTGTTGTGTCGGTGATACAGGTCTGGCCATTCACAGGTACAGGTGGTGGTAGTAACATGTTTGATGTTCGTTACCAGTTGCGTCTTAATGACCTGTATGATTTATCCTCCACTTCTGTAATTCAGTATCAGATGGCGATGGATAACCTTGACCTTCTGGAACATATCCTTGTTGGTGAAACACCAATTCGATTTAACCAACATCAGAACCGTTTATATATTGATGCAGATTGGACGAATGACTTTGTTGCTGGTGCAGACTATATCATTGCTGAATGTTATCGCAAAATAGACCCAGAAACATACACAGATATCTATGATGACATCTTTCTCAAAAGATACGCAACCGCGCTGATTAAACAGCAGTGGGGTGCAAACCTATCCAAGTTCAGTGGGGTTGCTATGCTTGGTGGTGTTACTATGAATGGTGAGACTCTCTACACTCAGGCGCAGGAAGAGATTAATAAGTTAGAAGAACAAATTACACTCACGTTTGAGTTACCAGTCAACTATATGGTAGGATAGTTCATGGCAGTTAATAAACATTTTCACACAAGTGGCGCTTCTGCCATTTCAGCTGAACAGTCTTTATACGCTGATTTGGTTACAGAGGCAATTCAGATTCATGGGCATGATGTATATTATCTTGACCGCACACTTGTTGCAGAAGACACAGTGCTTGGTGAGGATTCTCTATCCAAGTTTAACACCCAGTCTCTTATCGAAATGTATATGGAAGATTCTGGTGGCGGATATGCTGGAGAACAAGAACTGATGTCACAGTTTGGTTTGCAGAACCTTAGTGAAGCAACCTTCGTTGTAAGCAAAACACGGTTCCAAGAGAAGACAAAACAATTACAGATAGAAACAGGAACAGATTCAACATCATCTGGTTCTATTCAATTGGAATCTGGTTCATTCTCAACATCTAAACTAGAGGGTGAGATATTTTATATTGTTAATGAGACTGATGCGACTGATGCTGACAGGCCACTAGAGGGTGATGCAATTTATCATCCAACCCTCAAGAAACTATTTGAGATTAACTTTGTGGATCACGATGATCCTTTCCATCAGTTAGATAACAACCCAGTTTATAAGATGCGCTGCCGGTTGTTCGATTATGGTTCAGAGGCACTTGATACTGGTATCGCTGCGATTGATGCGATTGAATCTTCGTTGTCGGTTGCAAGTTCTGATCATCAATTAACTCTTGAACAAGCAACGGGAACAACTATTAATCAAGAGATCAGGATTAATCATGATATTAGTGAAAGTGGCCTACTGTTAGATGAGACAGATAGTGATAACATTATCGGTGAAGATGAAACCACACTTGGTGGTGAGAATATTCTACTTGAAACCGGCGGTGATGAGTTCCTTATACAAGAAGACTATATAATAGGTGATATGGACACAGATAAGACAGCTCAAAATGAGTTGTTTGAAACCTTGGATGATACGGTACTAGACTTCAGTGAATCGAATCCATTTGGTGATGCAGGGAGTGCAAATTAATGTTTGATCTAACAGTTTATAAAATGAAAATGGAGATGATATTATGTTAGGAACCCAATTCTACCATGAAACTATCCGCAACATAGTTGTGGGTTTTGGAACAGTTTTTAATAATATTCAGTTAGTTCGTAAGGACAATGCTGGAGTAATTCAGCAGACTATGAAGGTTCCTCTGGCATATGGCCCTAGGCAAAAATATCTTGTTCGTCTGAACGATGATGCAGACCTTACTAAAGCCGCAGCGGTTACGTTGCCGCGTATTGGTTTTGAGATTAGTGGTCTCACTTATGACCCCACACGAAAGTTGAATCGTGTTCAGAAGTTTAAGAAGGTTAAAGGTGATAAATCATCTCAACTTGACACTCAGTATATGCCTGTCCCATATAACATTGGTTTTCAGCTGTATGTTCTTGCAAAACAGTCTGATGATTGCTTACAGATTGTTGAACAGATTCTACCATACTTTCAACCAGATTACACAATTACGATGAATGATAATCCTGATATGGACGTTAAAAAAGATGTTCCTGTCATACTAAACAGTATTTCTTATGAGGATGATTATCAAGGAGATTTCACAACAAGACGCGCACTTATATATACTTTAGATTTCACATGCAAGTTCTATCTCTATGGTCCTATTACATCTTCTAAAGTCATCAAGACTGTACAGGTTGACCAGTATGCTGATATGCCGGATACTGCGCCGACACGGGAACAGAGATATACAGTTACACCCGATCCAACTACTTCTAGTGGTGATGATGATTTTGGGTTTAATGAAGTGACATCATTCTTTACAGATGCAAAAAATTATAATCCAGTAACAGGTAAAGATGAGTAATTCTATCGATAAGGCACTTGGTGTAGTGGAAGGTGTTGTAACACCATTAACTTACCATGACGTTCCACTAGAATCTAAACCAATTATAACAATAGGTGATACTAATGATGATGATATTGAGAAAGATTATGAATTCCAAAGACAACAATTCTACAATTTGGTCGAAAGAGGAACAAATGCAGTGGAAGGCATTTTGGAACTCGCCAAAGAATCGGACCATCCACGGGCCTACGAAGTCGCCGGAAACCTTATTAAACAGGTTGCGGAGGTCACTGAAAAACTTGGTGACTTACAGGATAAAATGAGAAAATTAAAAGAGGTGCCAAATAGCGCACCGAAGAATGTAACTAACGCATTATTCGTTGGTAGTACTGCTGAGTTACAGAAGATGCTAAAAGAAAAATAGAATAGTTATGGTGATAAATTATGAAGGTTAAGTATTTTCAACCTGATATTTTTAATATAGATTCCTTTTTAGAAAATAAAAAAATTGATCCTATTATTATGTCAATGAGGAAGTTTACAAGAGCATATATGCATGTGGATAGGACAGGCCTATTCAATCCGTTTAACATGATGTATGACCCGATTCCTTCTGTTGGAAAATTCAACAAGACGTTTGAAGATTGTTGTATGGATGCCGCAACAGATTTATGGAAGTTGGGAAAACCCATAGAGTTATTCTGGAGTGGTGGAATTGACAGTAGTGGAGCTTTGATAGCACTGCTAGAAACTAAATCTGAATCAGACATTTTAAATATACGATACACTAAAGATTCTATTGTAGAGTTTCCTACAATGTGGGAAAAATTAGTAAAGGATAGAAATGATCCTTTACCCCATAAAAAAATG